ACCTGGACCAACAGCAATAATTGCACGTTCCACAGGAACATCACCTAGATCACCAGCTGTAACATTAAGTTCAACTTCTCCACTAAGTAGTCTACCTGCACTGTTGAAGCTAGCGGTTGAGTCATCATAGGTATCTTCTGTTGCTGCAATCGAAACAAGAAGGTTCTCAAGTGTGGCTTCAGCAAATGCTGTAACCATGCTAACCTGCATACCTTGCTTGTAAAGCTTTGCAACGTCAAGAAGCTGATCTACCTGAACTTCACCGAAATCTGGTTGGAACTGTACTTCTAAACCATTCATGGTGTAGCCTACGTTTCTCCAGTTTGTAGTCTGTGCTTCAAGAAGATCAGAATAACCTCCAGAAGCACTCATTAGAGGGTATCCAGAAACGCTACCGCTATTAAATGCGTAAACATCTGTAGCAATATTGTATTCTAGTGGACCCTGCTTCGAAACGAAGAGTTGGGCTGCACCAACGATAATTTGATTTGAATTTCCACGAGTTGCCATATTTTTTTCACCTCTTTTTAGTCTTAAAAATTATAGGGCATTGGCGTTTCCTAAGTTAAGTATACATCTAGTTTTTATCATTCGTTAAACTGTTTAGCATGATAATCATATTTAATAATAAGGTCTCTCGTAGGGTTATATTCCATAAAATTAGCGACATCTTGCTGAGTATCAGTAAAGCCAGACTGATAGACATTTACACAATGGAAGTAATACCTATTTAATTCTGGGTAATTTGCACTATTGTAATCTGGTAAAGTTTTGGCAAATTCATTAATATCCCTTGCTGCATCGTCTTCTCTATCTAGAATATTTTGAACAAGACTTGTAAGATTTATAGTAGTTGCGTACCTATCCTGCTGGTTCCTATTAATGTCGTACAGAGAGCCACCAACGATTGTATATCGCATTTGGTCAGTCTTGATAGGGTAGAAATATTTATAGCCTGAGCGTACTCTACTAAACTTATCAAACATAATATAAGGTAGATCATTGTCAAGAACTGCAGTTGGAAGATTATTTGCTGGTGCAGGAAAAAATGGAACTATGTCTGATCCCCCAGATGTTGGACCATATAAGTTATAGAATGATGGGGCATGGGTTTTAAACTGTTCCCAAACATATAAGTTAATAATATTTTCTGGTCTATAAATTACCATTGTTTCCTCCTGGAGCATTCATAATCCATGATAAAGCAGCTTTTCTACCTTTTGAAGAAGCCCCACCTTTTGTGGCAGAAGCAAAGTATTTTTCAAAAACTTTTGGATTTGCAAAGTATTGATAAAATCTAATTGCTTTTAAATGAACTTCTGTAAAGTAAGATCCATAGAATTCATCAAAAGCTTGTATAAATGACCCTCTTGTTGCTTCTCCTCCAGGATTTGCAATAACAATCGGTCCACTTCTAAAAAATTCTTCACCGTCTATTTCAAAGAATAATACATCTGCTTCAACTTGATTAATTGTCACAGTTCTTCCTTCTTCCATAATTTCTGCTTTATCATAAAAGGGTTCTGTTGATGTTGGGGAAGGAACCATTGACTGTAAAAATTCAGCATTAATTACTGCAGAAGTTTTGTTTACAGACATTGTTAATTCAAATAGTCTTTCTGCAGGATTTCCAACATTGCCCCACTCGTAAACGTGATGAAGCATTCCTGGATGAGATCTTGCAAGACCATCAAGATACAGGTAAAAAACATCAATTGACTCTTCGCCAACTTTTCTATTTAAAATATCTTGGTTTCTTTTTAGTTCTGAAGCAAAAGCACCTGTATATTCTACAGAGTTTTTAAGCATCTTGATAACTTTATCACCTTTAATTCTAGCTGTTATCATTCTGGTATGTCCCACTTTTGATTTGCTGAACGGGTTAAGAATACTCTATACATTCCAATGTTATGGAACATGTCAAAGCTTGGAATAATTGTTTTAACCTCATACTTCGTTTTTACCGTCTCAGCTTTTGTTTTTAGGTTTTCGGTATTAATCCAAACTGGATCACCATTTGGATCTCTCATATTTGTTACTGCTGTAGCAGTTATTGGATAATATTTTTCAGAGGAGCTTTTTCTTATATCTTCATTTGTTCTAAAGAATAGGGAAGAGTTGTAATCAAAAAATTTATCTTTTACTTTAAGTTCTGCATCTAATACTCCAGAGGTTGCAGTGACTGCAGAACAATTAACAGTTCTATCAAACTGCCAAGTTCTTGTCATGTTTCCATACTCCGATTGAGTTTCTACTGCATAATATATATCTGCAGTCATTGGATAAAAAATATCGTCAAAGGCTGAATTAAAAAGCATTTATAACACCCCGATACGAATATTATTCTTATACTTTGTTAAAATCCTATCAACAACAAGGTTTCCAGTGGAAGCATTAAAGTTCTTTGCAAACTTAATCTTGAAGTCATCATTGTCAAAGGACTCAATATACTTATTAAGATATTTCATATTATCGCTTGAGATGTCTGAGCATAAAAGTCTTGTAGCTTCTTGAATATCTTGAGGTACTACCTTGTATCCAAAGTCTGCATCAATCACATAATCATATCCGTCAGAAAAGGCTCTAGATAAGTATCTATCTCTCCACACTTGTGGATACTCTGTTTTATTGCTTTCTTCGTGTAATGGAACTATCGAAGTCTTATCCTTGCTAATTGTAAAGGTTAATTCATTAGTATCTGATGTTGAATCATATAAAAGGGTTCCATTTTCATATACCTTGTAAAGCTTGTTAATCTTTTCATTGACTACTAGATAGTCAGATCCATTTCCAACAATCTCTTTTTCTTTTCTAACATATGCAAATCCTTGAGAAACTTCTGAATCAATAATATATCTTGCAATTCTTTCCATTTCTTTTACTTGGGCAGTGGTTTTATTTAAATCTGTGGCAAGGGTAGATATATTTGTATATGGTCTAATAACATCAATATTTGTAGTAATAACAACTTCGTCTAGATAATCATAAACAGTTGCATCTAAAACTGCGTCATAAGATGCGTACTTTTCGTCAAGTAGGAAGGAAACTTCTCCAGATCCGTTTGCAGTAGCACTTGCTGAAACTACTACATCTGATAAAATATCTGAATACTCAATGGTATAAAGTCCACTTGGGACAAGATCAGAAAAAGAGACTGTTGGGATACTCCCATTAATTCTTAAAACTTCCATTATTTAACACCGAAAACTTCGGCTACCTCCTCTGGGGATGTGACTCTAATTTTGGGAAATTTGCTAACCCAGATATCAGCATCTTTTTTACTTACAATATTATAGCCTTTAGTAAGTCTGCCAAGACTTTTTTCATAAACGCTTGCATTTTCTACAAACAAACAAATTAAATCTTTTTCAACTTTTTTCATAATACATCTATATTATTATATCATTCATAAATAGATGAAGGGGAGACAAATTAATGCCTCCCCTCCAAAATTGACTATAATTAGTCTTGCATGAATGCTACTGCATCAGTTTCTTCAACTGCTACACCAAAGCGTAGGAATACGGTATATTCTACTGTATCCTTCTTTGGCTTGAACTCACGGTGTACTGTTACGTCTCTCTGGAAGCCCCAGATGCGGTTTTCTGGGAATGTAAGTGATACATAACCAGCTGGCATCAAAGGAACTTCAACCAATGGAAGACCTAGAACACGGTATGCGATTGGGCTACCAAGGGTCTGCGGAGCAGAGCCATCAATAACACGCTCAACGATACGCTCTGAATTCAAGTTACCAGAAGAACCAAGACCGTTTACAATTGCTGCAACGGTTTCAGTGTCTGCATAGAACTTCATGTTTGAACGGGAACCACGGTACTTACGAGGCATTGCAAGAACAAGTCCCTGCAAACTTTCGATAGTTGTACCGTAAGTTGCTGAATTACCATCGGCTTCGATTGATACGAATCCTTCAAGGATGTTTAGGAAGTTGTTTGTACCAATTCCTGTACCATTGATGGCTAGATCTTCAAGATCGTTAGCAAACGCACGAGTCATGGTACGGACCAAGTGATCCTCCAGACCTGCACCTTCGATATTATCTTCAAGAGCTTCAGTCGAAACTTCCCAATCAAGACGAATCTTCTTGGTTGTAAGAGTAACCTTTGTGAACTGAACATCAGCGTTAGTGTAGGTTGCATCAGCCTGGGCTGCTGCACGAATTACACGTTCTCCAACATTCATTTTCTCAAGCTCAGTTGTGTTAGCTCTCATTGTGACTCTACGACCATCTTGGGCTAGAACCTGCTGTTCAAAGATATACTCAATAAACTGACGTGACTGTTCAGGCTGCAAAATACCGCCATCAGACACTAGATCACCAACTGGGTTAGTATTGTCAAGAATTCCAGCTGCTGGAGTACTTACTCCACCAATACCACCAGATGCGATAGTACCAGCTGCAGCCGCTTTTTCTAAAATTTCATTATTTTCTGTCATTTTTTATTTCACCTCCAGTTTCTCTTAATGATATAGGTCAGCGGAATTTAGGAAACGTCCACCCCACATAGACCCTTTTCTTATTGTATTGCCCTGAACGATCCCGCCAAGATCGCCAGACTTACGGACAGCGGTATCGTCTTCTAGACCATCCACACGCTTTCCAAACTCTTCAAGACTGCCTCTTACTCCAGCAACTTCTTCTGCTACTGTGGCGTGACCCTTTTTAAGGTCTGCAATCTCTTCATTTAGTGACTTAATTGTTGAAACAAGTTCACTCACTGCCTCTGTTACTGAAACCTTAATTTCGTCAACAGCTTTTACAAGCTCAGAATCAGCTGAATCTGTTTCAACAACAGACTTTTCAACTTCAACGTCATCGGAAGCTTCTTCTGCAACTTCTTCTGCAGGTGCTTCTTCTGGATCAGCAGACTTAACTACTGTTTCCTCAACAGCGTCAACTGCGTCAACTGACTTTTCTACGGTTTCTTCGGCAGGAGCTTCAGCAACAACTTCTTCAGTTGCAACTTCTTCAACGGTCTCTTCTACTACTGTATTATCTTCTGACACGTTGTTCTCCTCCTCTATATTGTTTTTAACAATTGACGCATTATTGTCAATCGCTGATTCAAGCGTTTCGCCTGAAGTTTCTGGGGTTTCGGAAACATCTTCAGATTTAGCAAGGTCTGTAGAACCAATAAACTTATTTAAAATTGATTTAACTGTCATAGCTTTTTCTGTATCCTTTGTCTCAACAAAACCAATATTTTTCATACTGACTTCACATGATGGGCAACTTGAATCGTCAACTTCTGAAAGTCTGACGATACCGTCATTCTCACACCAGTAGACATTTTCAAAGTCTGCTTTTGCAATTATACCATCTATTTGTTCATCATTGTTAACTTTTTGAATTGACACGACATTTGCAAATTGATTTGCTGGATTATCTACCAAAGATAGTTCATGAAGTTCATAATCTTTAACAATTCTAATTGTCTTATCAATGTTTTCATCCCAGCTATTTTCTGAATCTTTAAT